TATTTTAGCACCAAGACCTAATTTTTCTCCAGCACTTCTAACTCTAAATGTTTTAGTTTTTCCACATTTAGGTCTTCTTCTACGTTTTGGCCAACCATCTACCATAACAGTCTCCATACAAGGATCATCAGATGAACCTCCTGTTTCATAACTTTTCATAGATCTAATCATTTGATTTTTACTATCTTTCATGATTATCTGTTTTTAATAGTTAAGTTTAATATTGTTAACATGTAAAATTCTCTAGAAATATCTATCTCTAAAGTAAATACATCTACTGAAGATAATCTAAATCTTATAGATATCTTATCCCATTGTTTTGTTGCTGATTTCCAGCTGTTTCTAAATTTCATAATTGTTTGTTTAATTAATTAATATCTTTACTCTCTAGTAAAGTATATGTAAAATGATTGCCATGAAAGTCTTTAGCTTTATTTATTATTTTCATGAACTCATTAAAATCTTTTACTCTTTTAAATACTTGGCATCCTTCTGACCAATTTTCTACAAAGTTTGACACAGTGCCTGCTTTGTGTATATTTATACCAAACATTCCTGTATCTGTTTCAATCTCATCAAAGGTCATGTTTTTATTTTTATCTCTCCATACAGTTACATTACCTAGTCTTTGGCATACTGCTTCATACTTTCCTTGGTGCTTAGATATAGCATATACTCCTCTATACTGTCCTGGAACTAATCTAGCTACACCATTAGCATTGTGATATTGTGTAACTCCTTTCTTTCCGGGCTCAGTTGTATTGTCCCACTCATGATATTGCCATACTCCATCTAACTTATAAGATAAAGTCATTTTATCATCAAATAAATTAGTTACTGTTTTACCTGTATCAGAGTTTCTTACTCCTATTATATTAACATCATAGTTTCCAGGACCTTTAAAATAAGTGTATCCTTTTTCTTTTACAGCTTTTTCAATTTGTTCTCTAGTGTATATCATTTCTTTATTTTTTTAATGTCATCATTAATATCTTTTGCTCTTGCAAAAAGTAACTTCATTGACTGCCATAGGTCTATCCCTTTTACTACTTTGTAGTTCTCATTAATACTCATTACCTCTATACTAGCTAGGACCAATGCAACTATCTTAGTGAGCATGAATGGTACACTAAAAAATGTTAATATAATATCATTAAGAATAAATTTGTCTATAAGAAAAAACATAATTACAGTTACCTCATAAAGTGCTAATTTGCTAATTATACTTGAGAGCTTTCTACTACTTATTTTTTCTTTTAATTTTTTAGCTTTCCATATCCCTGTAAAAGTATCAATAGCTATTAATACTCCTATCATCAAGAGTATTCCTGAGATTGGTAAAAAGAATGCAAGGCAAATAGATATTAAAGTCAAAAGTTCTTGTTGTATAGATATTAGTAATAGTGATAATTGTGTTTTCATAATAAATAAAGTTTAATCAGCTTGTAACCAAAGTATACAAGTAGTATAAGAAATAATATTACACCTAGTACAGCAAAGAAATTTACCCACCATGGAATGTATTTAATTTTTTCTGGTTTTAAAGTTTTGGTAACAACTCTGGTATGATAGATATCATTACCTTTAATTGTTTTATAGATTGTGTGAACTTTAGCTTTTGTATAATATACATTATCTTTAATCTTAGTTTGTATATTAACTAAAGTTCCATCTCTATCTCTTAATTCTTCTTTTAGTTTAGATACAACATTACCTAAAGAATCACAATATAAAGTGTCAATTAAGGTTATAGTTTCTCCAGGAATTATAATTGTAGTATCTTTAATTTGTATTACTGTTACAGTACTATCTTTTTGTACACATAGTGGACAATACTTTGCTAGTCTCTTTTCAAGAGAGCAAGATGATAATAATACAAGTAATATAATTAAGTATTTCATGTTATATAATCTTCTATATTTTCAACCTCATTATCATTGTTAGGTATTGTGTTGAACTTTGTTAGTAACTCCTCAAGCCATTCCTCTTCACTTAATGTAGTGTATAGATACGGTTGCCCTGAATCCATAACTTGTTCAGGTGTTACTGCTCCATAGCCAAAGATATTAGTATCAGTGTAAGCTATAAAGTAAGTAGTTTCTGTAGGATATTTTATTTCGCTCATTTTAAAGTCCTCCATCTGTTATAGTCCATAATTTTGTTCCTGTTAAATAAGCTCTACCTGCAACTCCTGCTGCTGAATATTTTGCAGTACCAAATGATATTGTTCTACTTGATTGTACTGTTACCCATCCATTATAGATTGCATCTAAATTTGTAGTAGAAAATGTAGCTGGTGTTTTACTCGCCATAAAACTTGTAAAGGATGTAACATTGGCTACGTTTAAAGAACCTAAATTTTGATTAAATGCAGTTGCATTATTAAACATACTCGCCATACTTGTAACTGATATTGTATTAAAATTTATTGGTTGATTAAATGCATGTGCATTACTAAACATACTACTCATACTTGTAACTAATGCTGTACTTGTAAAAGTCAATGGACTATTAAATGCAGTTGCAAAACTAAACATACTAAGCATAGTTGTTACTGCTGAAGTATTGAAATTTAGTGGTTGGTTAAATGCAAGGGTATTTAAAAACATTCTACTCATAGTTGTAACTGATATTGTATTAAAATTCAATGCACTATTAAATATATCGCAATTTTGAAACATTCTTGACATATTAGTAACTGCTGAAGTATCAAAAGATAATGGTTGATTAAAGTTAATGCAAGAATCAAATATTTGTGTCATATTTGTAATTGCTGAAGTATTCCAAGAATTTATGTTATTTATTGTTGTAAGTGATGTGCAATTTTGAAAAAGAAATTCTAAAGAAGTTACTCCAGTTAAATTAAGTGTATCCGATACTGATGATAGGTTTAAGTTAGTACAACCAGCAAAGTTTTTTTGATAAGTAACACCTAATTTAAGTTGTCCAAAATGTACTACGGAAGTTAAAAGAGTTGGAGTTCCAACACCAAAAGCACCAAAAGACCACCCAGTACAATCTCCATCTATAACTACTGTATAAGTTCCAGCAGAAGCGTATGTATGTTGTGCATTTGCAACACTATTGACACTTGTTGGACTACCATCTCCCCAATCTATTGTTCCACTATAAGTACCACCCGAATAGTAAGGTAAAACAATTGATTGAAATGTAACAGTTGTTGTCCAAGTTGATGTAAATAGATTGTCTACTGTGATTGTATTAGATGTAGCATTAGCTGAGCCTGCAGGATTAGTTCCTGTTACTTGACAAGTTACTGCTAATCCTCTATCTGCTGTTACTGTAACATAAGTTGCAGCTGTAGCACTTGTTATCAAAGTTGCACCTCTATACCATTGATAAGCAAAGGTTGGGCTATTTGTCCATGTACCATTTGTAGTAGTAAGTGTAGAGCCTACAGGTGTACTACCTGAGATGACAGGAGCTACTGTATTAACAGGTGCATAATTCCCTGCTGTTATTGTGTTACTAGTAGCAGGAATACTCGATCCTGCAGCATTAATAGCTGTCACTACACAAGTAATGGAAGCAAGTGAGTCAGCTATTACTAAAGTATAAGTATTGGTGTTAGTTCCTATGTTAGTAGCTCCTCGTTTCCATTGATAGGTATAGCTAGTAGGTGAATTACTCCAAGTCCCATTGGTAGTAGTCAATACACTACCTAGTGTAGTTGTACCTGATACAACAGGAGCAACCGTATTAACAGGTGGAGATAATACATTTCCTATTGTTATTGATGTACCACTTGTACTACCAAGAACTTTATTAATATTAATGCTTGTAGACATTATGGTACATATGTATAAATAATAAGTGGATTTAATGTAGCTGAATTTTGATTAATGTATATTCTACTTGGATCAAAATAATTTAGTAATCCTGCGGCATCATAATTAATTGTTACACCAGGAGGAACAGAAACATAAGTAACACCATTATCTGTACTTACTAAAATAGAAACAGTAGTGTCTTGATTATAAATTGATAATGTTAATAGTTTTGAAGTTGCTCCAATATATAAATCCATACTATTAATTCCAACAACATTATTTATACCTGCTTTAATTGCTACATTAGAAAGAATAACATTAATAATACCTTGTAAACCTTTTAGCATTTTTAATTGCCAAGGAAAGTTATTTCCTTTATTTCCGTAATCTTTTAAATCTCCTATTGACATGTTTTCTTGTTTTAATGTTTTTTAATATACTTTAGTTAATACAAAAATTAAGTTTTTACTTTTTTAGTAAATCCAGTTTAGGATATCCATGATATACTCTTATTATTATGCAATGATAAGGTAGTGAATCTTAACTACATTGTTTAATGCATCCAGACTAGAAGAATTACTAAGAACTAATGTAAATGAACCAGCTACAATATTATTTACTGATGCTACAGGAATACCAGAACTTCCTGGAGAATTTGTATCATTATACTGAACAGATAATAAAATCTTAGATCCAGCAACTACATTTGGGTTATTTACTGTAAAACGAGTTACAGTATCAGCTGCTAATGTAGAGGAAACCGTAGTAATAATCCCATTAAGAGCATTAACAGTTACTCCTGTTGTAATAGTTCCAGTCTGAGTTACATTAGCAGTATCATATAATGATTGTAAAGGTGCTGCATTAACAGCTAATGATAGATAACCATCATCTCTACTTGGATCTTTAGCTCCAACAGCTAATAGACTTTGTACGTCTGTTGGTAGTGTTGCTCTGTAATTGCCAGCTTTAATCCAACTAATAAAATTTAAGATATCCATTTTTTTGTTTTTTAAGTATTAATGATATATACATAATATACAAAAAATATTTCAAATAAAAAGTTATTTTTTAAAATAACTCTTTTTATTATAAGACTTTTGTAACGGGTCCACTCCCTTTAAGTGCATCTCTAAAGATCCACTCCCTTTAGCTGCATCCCATAGGATCCAGCCCCTTTAAGTGCACCCGGTACAAAAGCATTATGATTTTCCAGTTATTTTATTTGTATATGCTGTAGTAAAAAAAAGATTAACCATATTTGTAGCAGTATTAGTAATAAATTTTAAATCCACATTGTTACTCATAGAACCAATTAAATATGGTGCTTCTGATGTTGCATTTGGATTGTCAATTACTATTGCAAATCTAAAAGTGGTTCTCATACTTCCAGAACCCATATCTCTCTGATTTATAGGAAACATTGGTGCTACTTTTGCTTGAAAAAATTTAACATAAAAATTACCAATAGGATCCGCTCCAGCATTAGTATCTGGAACTGGAAAATCTGCTGCAGTAGATTGTCTATATGTATTGGTAGTTAGATCCTTATATTGTACCCATTCATATGGACTTAAATCTGGAAGATTAAATGATTCATATGGTACTGTTGAAAGTAATGGAAACTCAGTGTGGCGGATTAATGGATCTGGTGCACTACCACCCAAATATGGCATAATTTTTTGTTCTCCAGTCCACCATCTACCACCAGGTTGTGCTCCTGCTGTATTTGTAGGATGTACAAATCCTACTGATTTTATTATAGTTGGATTACCAGATTTAAAAATTCTTTTTTTCTTTCTAAGTCTATATAAAAAAATTCTAGGGTTAAGTGCTTTCCATGCATCTGATTGATAGAAGTCTAAAGAAAATACTATATTTCCATCAACAGTTTTAGCTATTAATTTAGGAATTTCAATACCTACACCTAAGTTGTTAGAAAAATCTTTTACAGAAATACCAACAGTTAAAAAATTATCATCTCTTTTATTTGTTTTTACACCTAGTGGAAGTAAAG